GGGTCTTTCTCTGCTAACGCGCGTAGCTGTATAGCTTCCTGTGCCATCTGCGGCGACAGGTTGTTCTGCTTCATCATCGTGTCGATGGCGGCGAACTGCGCGTAGTGTTGTTGCATCTGGCGGAGTTGACGAGATGCTTGGTTAGCTGCGTACTGTGCTCTGTTGAGGTTGTATGCGAGTTGCTTCTCTCTCCTAGTCGCTGCAACCACTTGCCCATTCTTATCAAGTAGTTCTCCTTTAGGCCCTTTCTTGGGCTTTTCAGGGAATAGCTGCTCATCCTTACTTCTTCGCTCGCCTCTATGTACGTCTGATCCAGTTTCTCCCTCAGACTGTTGCTGTCCGCGCCCATCTTGTTCTCCTTGCTGCGGCTCTAGAGGCAACTCCTGCTGCTGCGGTTGTCCTTCTTCACTGCCACTATCACCTTCGGGTGTAGTAGGTGTATCTTGAATGCCAAAGCTGTTACCAACTGCATCCATCAGGTCTTCTTGCTCTTTAGGCATTGTAGCCTCCTATGCTGTAGCACCTTGTTGCATCTGTTGTATCATCTGCGCTGCAATGTCAGCAACACTACGACCGCGCGCCAGTTGCATACCGAGTTGCTGCTTCAACATCGGAGGCAAGCCGTCAATTAAGCGAGCTACTTCCTGTACTACGCTAGCTATGTCGTCAATCTGCGGCGCTCCACCACCACTAGCGCCACCTGCACCTCCTACACCACCACCAGCACCTTGCGGTGGCTGTTGTGCAGCCATTGCACGCTCATGCATCTGCGCACCAGCTTGTTTACTGGCTTCATCTGCGCTCTGTTGCGCTTGTTGTTGTTCTGGCGATGGTCCGCTAGTCTCTTTGATGATGCCTTTGTAGATTAGCTCCCAATCTGTCTGACTTATGACAGTGTTATCGAATGCTGTTGCTAGAACCTTCAATGCAACTACCGCTGCAATGGGTGTCGCACGAGTGAACTGACCGATGATCTGCGAAATTTGCAGTGCTTGCTCTTTCTTCGCCCTAGAAGTAGGTTTGAGAGTGCTACCACCCACAACACGAGGCGTGAATGTCGTCCGAATGTCACTTGCATTCATCTTCTCCCAATTTGCGCCTAGTTCATCACCGAGTAGTGTGATAACTTCGTCTTTTTCCATGAACTGCAAGCACATTTGTGCTACTAACCACAGAACAGTACCTACGCTGTCTTCAATAGCGTCCATCTTCTCATCAGCGCGTGTCTGTGTTTGACTTTCGTAGCTCTCTATTGCCCTGTTGGTGGTGTTTGTCTTGTACTCGACACCACGTTGGACACTCGTAACACCGGAGAGGCGGTCAATCGCTTCAAGAACAGGCTTCTTGTCAAAGAATTTGATGGCGTCGGCACTAGGTGGTAGTAGTGGGCCGAGTACATCACCGAGCTTCTTGCCCTCTGGCAAATCCAAGCCGATTGTATTACTATCGAGTGAGCCAGAGATAAGACTTTCGAGTACGTCTGCGCTCTTGAGTGCATTCTTGTCATATGCTACCTTACCTGCAGCGAAGCGACGTACTTTAGACCACTCATTATTGATGATGTTTATGTCATCCTGTTGATCTAGATAGTAGGTAACTTCGCCCTTCGCGTACATAGCGATTGGATCAGTGTGGAACTCCATTGGCACCACACTAAAGAACTGGTCAAGTGAATAAGGATCATCCCATACCCACAGAGGATAGCACCAGTCATTGCAGTTGTATAGTTCAACTCGTCTTGTGACCTTATCCCATACATAGACCACCTTCGTCATCTGCGCAGCGAGGAAGCTACGCTGATCTGAGTAGCCGTACTTAGCATACTCTGAGGTTGAATAGCTGAATAGTTGGAAGTTGTCTGTCTGACCGCGTTCACCTTGATCCGGTGACACGCCAGCTTTGATAACATTAGTAGGCGAGAAGATGCTCTCCCACTCATCACTGTCAGGCTTCTTACGTCCAAAGCGCGCACGTATGAGAGATGTATACATTAAGTCTTCAATCATCACCCAATTACATTGACCACTGAGGTCTAGGTCGGTAGCTGTAGGATCGACTATTATTTGATCCGGTCGGCGTACCTTTACCCACGGACCACTTGGAGTGAGCATGTCAATGGTTTCTTCAAGTGCAAGCAAGTTACCTTCGACCTGTTTAATGTCCTTCTGCGACTTAGCCTGTTGTAGTTCAACACTCAGCTTTTGTATTTCTTCTAGCGCTGCTTCGCTGCTGTTTTCGCGCAGTGTATAACCGACTTCAAACCAGCCTACATTGGTGAGTGTTGTACTGACGATGTTGCGCTTGACCTTGCGTTTGAGGTTAAGGCCGGGAGATGTTTTCTTAGCAGCTAGTACGTTTACAAGTTTCTCTAGAGTGCGCTGCTTCGGCTCGTCTGCCTTGTCCTCACTTGTAAACTCCGCTTCGGGGTTTTTAGTGAATAACATAGGAACGAGAGCGCTGACGTTCGCAAATACCAAGTTCTCAGTGCTGTCAAACGTACCTTGGAGGGGTTTACCGGCTGTACTATCTTCCTCAGCTCGTGATGAAGCATTAGTACGGGTATGGTCATGTCTGTAGTACCTGTATGCTTCGTCCCATGCATCTGTCTGCTTCGACATTGCAGCTTTGCCTTGGTCGTAGCGCGAACGCCACAATGGACCACGATGTTTGCTGACAGGTATCTTGCTCTCACCTATCATCTTGTAGATGGCACCACCGTCAGCAGGTTGTTGCTCAGCACCCGCGCCAGTTACACCTTCGTAACTGTTGTAGTCAGTAGCAGGTTCGGCAGCAGGAGGTGGGTTGTTGTAGTCGTCAGCCATATCTGTGTGCTCTTGGGTTCTCTGACTTCTTATCACGCTCTTGCCATAGCATCCACGATGGTACGCGTTGATCTGCTGGCAGTGTGTACTTGCCTATATCTGGCATCTCACTTAGTAAGTACTTTGTCATGTCCATAGCGTGATCGTTGCGGTCAATAGGTTTGTCGATACGCTCACCTGCTGTTGACTGTTGCCAGAAGTATCCAGCAACTTCGTCTGTCCACCAATCGAGCTTTGCGTTGATGAACAAGCGCGGGGAGCCAGCCACACGAGTAATAGGATGAAGCAAGCGATGATTAAGATTAAGATAGCTTCCGACCTTAATAATCCCATTTGCTATGTCGCTATTACCGCGCCTCATCACGATGTTGTCTTCCTTAAACATATCCGCGATAGTCTTGCCAACAGTGCGCTTATTGACGGTGCGACGACCGAATATGGATGGATCGGCGTTGATCTTCTGCATGTCGTCAAGTTCAGCGTCCCAATCGGCACGGATACGCCGTATAGCAGACACCTGTTGGTCGATGGACATTTCCTTTTGATAGTAGCCATCACAGATCACTACGTGTTGTTCGGGTGTTACGAATGCGAGGCCGTAGCATGAAGGCTGTGCTTGTCCGTAGTCGTAGCCTTCTATCCAGTTGGGGTGATAGTGTGTCTCATGGTATGCATCCAGTAGAGCACGTATGTCGCCTTCCTGCAGTAGATGTACAGACGTATCGTACTGTGGGTACACCAAACCCTCATACGCAACCCACCGTCCGAGCAAGAAACGATCACGCTGCTGCCCCTGATACATCGTTTCAAGGGTTTGGATGAAGTCGCCACCTTCAGCTTCATGCACGTGTCGGAGTTCATAGGTGCTGCCTTCAACTACATCTATTAGTAGCTGCGCCTTGCCGTCTTCGAGCACTGGCTTGCGATCAATGTCACGCACGCAGATTAGATCGTCAGTGATGACGCCTGTTTGTTGGTATTGTTTGAGTGGTCTTACTAATTTAGTGTAGACCCAATTACCTGTCGGATTGCATGTGAGCATCATCCAACGTGGACCTGTTATTGGCATCGTAGCATCTTCGCCAATGTAACGAGCGCGACCACGTAAGCGACCGAATAGGTCGAGGAAGTCTTTATGACTTATCTCAGGGTCTTCGACTTGATCTACTATCACCCAATCAAACGTCGCTGACAGCAAGTTAGAACTACTGCTCTCAGTCTTCGTGCCTTGCTGTGCGATGTAACGGAAGTAGATAGAGGTGCCGTTCTTGAGATGACAGATGTTATCGCCGTTCTGTCCTGTACTAAACGACACTATCCATTTGGGAGGACACCACTTGATAAACTCTTTGCGGATGGTGTCGTTGAGCTTCGGATAGGTTGAGCGTGATATAAGACCAGTACTACCGGGATATTGGTCAGCTAGTTGCAGTGCCTTGATAACGGCTGCAGTAGTCTTACCATTGCCGAAGCCACCACCGTAGATTTGCACCTTCGCGCGTGATTGCAGAAAGCGATCCTGTAGGCTGTTCTCCTTCAACAGCAACTCAGGACGCTCTGCGACACTGACTGTGCGTACTCTAGCCATTACGGTATATTCGTTTCAACCCACGTGGTTGTGCCTTTAGACAAGTTGCGATATACACTGCCAGTAGCACTATCGACTTGCAGTTGACCAGCGAATAGTGCAGCACCACTAGGGAAGCCGCTAGCTGCTGTAGTAGGTACACAGTAGCTAACATCAACGTCACCTGTGGGATGGCCGTTAGCCTTAATACCTTGGCCGTCTTTGTTAGGCACTATCGCCATTGTTTCTCTCCTTAACAATAAGCGGTGTTATGTCTTTAGCTTTGATTTCAACTGTGGGCATGTGTTTAGGCTGTGCGATCTCTCGTATATGGCGAATGGTTAAGCCACCTTCTAATGAATGACGATGCTCCATGACTTGTTTGGGTGAGAAGCCACCACGGTCGAGCATGTTCATTAGTATGCGTGATTTGGTAGCTGGCTTGGTTTCTTCGTCTTCAAGTATGTCTTCTAAACCATCGAGCGCTTTGCCACTCATACGGTCGATGCGCTTCTGTACGTCGCTAGCGTCGAGCGCTGCAATGTTGTCTTTGAGAAGCAGATCGAGTTGTTGGAATAGTTGCAAGCCCTTAATCATATCGACTTGCGACATTTTCAAGCCAGTAGCTTCAGCAATCTCCGCGTCGTTTATACCGAGTGTAAAGTATAACCACACCACGCCTGTAGTAGTTACGGCTTTGGTGTCGGCAGGAAGATCAATAAGATTGCGACGAACAGGACGATTGTTACGATCACGCCCACGTACAACTGTCTCTTGCTCTGTCCGCTTCGTGCGCGTCGTTTGTTGCTGTATGACTGCATCAGGCGATGTTGACGGAATAAGAGCTTGGCCTGTTTTCGTGTCGATGACGAGGCCATTTGCGAGTGGCAGGTCTGTCATTAGTTATCACTCTGACACTAGCGAGGTTTAGCAGATGGTATGCGCTGCTTGCCTGTCTTACCACCTGTGCTGCGGTATATGTCGGCAATCATAGCTGCCATACGCGGATTGTTGGCACTACCGCTTGGGCGTGGATTGGGAATAGCACTAGCACTGCGTGGCATAGGCACACCCGGACCTCTAGGCACTGCAGCGTTAGGATTGCCTACAGCACGTTGCATCATCTGCGCACTGATTAAGTCATCCATAGGTCCACCACCAGTAGGAATACCGGGAGGACCACCTACACCACGTGGCATAGCTCCACCTCCACCTTGTGCTGCAGCTAATGCAGCAGCCAATCTAGGATCACTACCAGCATTAGCACCGCCGCTATAAGCAGTAGGTCTAGCACCGGCAGGTAGTTGTCCTTCACCTTCAGCTTCCTCATCATCAGGTGCAGGTTCAGCTTCTTCGTCGTCACCAGTAGCAGGTGCAGACGATGGAGGTGTTTGGGCATCATCGGGAGATGACTGGGGTTCTTCAACTTCACCACCATCGTCTGCTTGAGCAGGAGAAGCTGCGTTGCCACTAGCATCTTCCGCAGCTTGATCTACCCAATTCTCTGCTGCTGTCTGTACTTGTTCAGGCGTTACTTGAATGCCCATCTGTTGTAACACAGCGGCGACTTCATCAGGTGACATTTGCATCAACTGCTGCAACATGTCACCTACGTCAGCACCAGCACCTTGCTGTTGTTGTAATGCTTGCATCACTTGCGGAGGTAGCTGTGTCTGCATCTGTGACATGTCTACGGGCATTTACCTGTGTTCCTTCTCTCTACCAGCATTAGCAGCTTTAGGAGCAGCTTCAGGCGGCGGAATAGGTGCCGCAGTTGCCGGTGGATCGGCTGGAATAGCTACACCACCAGCCATGCCCCACGCTTCGTACTCACGGCGGTCGGCGTTGTTAGGATCGTTGGGAATGTGTGCGCCGTCTTTGGTGCGAATGACTACATCA